GTCGATGGCACCGTGGTCCCGACTGGTACCCAATTGCAAAGCGGCGTTGGTTTTCCGGTCGGTTTTAGTTCGTCGAACAGCATGGTTACGTTCGAAACGCTTGAGGACATCACGACATCGGCAAGCGCGCTAGTCAGTGGCAATATACGTGCGCTTGATGCAGGTTCGTTCGGCAATTTGCCGGATGGCAGCGGGCTTTCGATGAATCCGACAATCCCCGGTGTTAGTGGCGCGGCATACGCATACGGTCTTACGAACGGCACTGATACTGAAACCGATGATGAGTTGCGTGCGAGGGTACTGCAGCGGATACAAAATCCGCCGATGGGTGGCGATACTGCCGACTACGTCGCATGGGCGCTCGCTGTTCCCGGCGTGACGCGTGCATGGGCGTCGCCGAATGAGATGGGCGTCGGTACCGTGACCGTGCGCTTTCTGATGGATGATCTGCGGGCCTCTGATAACGGCTGGCCGCAGCCAAACGACATCACTGCCGTTGCCGACTACATCGATAAGATGCGGCCGGTCGCGGTTAAGGACTGCTATGTGGTCGCGCCGATCAAGCAGTTTCTCAACATCACTATTGCCAATCTGGTGCCAAATACTTCCGAAGCACAGGCCGAGATCGAGCAGAGCCTTGAGAACATGCTGTTCGTCAAGGCTTCGCCGGGGCAAACCATTTTCGCCTCGTGGGTCAGCTACGCAATCATGAATGCGCCAAGTGTGCAGTCGTTCCAGCTAGTGACCACGGCAGACTATGTGATGCCTGCACCGGGATACATGGCCGTGCTAGGAACGATTCTCTATGAGTGATCGGCATATTCGCCGGGCCGGTGATGATTACCGCGACGCGTTTCTTGAGTTGTTGCCGCAAGGTCCGGCATGGCCGAAGCACACGATGGACAGTGTGCTCTGGCAATCCTGCGATGGCCTCAACAATTATTGGGGTTACGTCGATGGTCGTGCTGCCGATTTGCTGGAGATCGAAAGCGATCCGCGCACGACGCTAGAGCTACTGCCTGATTGGGAGCGTAACTGGGGCTTGCCTGACCCATGCTGGTCGCAGGCTCAAAGCATTGGCCAGCGTCAGCGCGAGCTGGTGTTGCGCATGACCATGGTAGGCGGTCAGTCGCGCGCCTTCTTCATCGGTGTTGCCGCTTATCTCGGCTACACCATCACGATCACCGAATATCGGCCTTTCATGGTGGGAATGGATCGCTGCGGTGACAATCGCGTCTATGGCGATGGCACCAATCCGATGTTCTCGAACACTTTCGTGCGCGGCTATCTGCCGGTCTATGACACGAAGGGTGAACGTATTCAGAGCGGTGAGCTGTCCGAGTATCCGAACTACGGGCTCGGTCCTGACACCAACCGTTTCTATTGGACGGTGCATGTCAGCACCGTGAGTCTGACGTGGTTTAGATGCGGCGGTGGAGGCGGCCAGACCGGTGTTGATCCTATGCTGATCATCGGCAGAGACACCGATTTGGAATGCATTCTGGACCGGTGGAAGCCAGCGCACACCGAAATCATCTTTGACTATTCGGGGCTGACGACGCCAAGCGATCCGATGGCAGGAACACCGTAAAAGAGGAATAGCTTTATGTTATACCATCAACCGTATGGCATTACTGATCCTAACGGACCTTACATCAATGGTGATCCGTCGGTTGGTCAAGCTGGCTCAATTCCTCCAGCAGCTAGTATTGAATATCCGCAACGCGAGATCGTCAATCTTATTACCGACGCTGCCATCACTCCGAGTGATGGTGATTTGCATCAATTGTCCAAGGCAGTTCAGAGCGGCAAACTGATCTATGCCGACGACACCGGCACCGTAAATATTCTTGGACTGAATTGCGTGCCTGCGGTGGCAGCGCTGCAAAAGGGCATGATTTTCATCACCAAGGCGGCGACCACCAACACCGGGCCGACCACAGCAACCGTCAACGGCCTGACCGCGCCAGTGGTGCATGCCAGAGATTTCACACCGCTATTGGCGTTCGATGTCAATGCCGGACAGATGCTCGCATTGGCGTTCGATGGTACCAATTTTCAATTGGTATGGAGCGCCACAGGCGCAAAGACATCACAGGGCGTGCTGCAAGCCAACTATGATTTGTATGTCAACGGCGCGACTGGCGACGACACGCTTTATGATGGCACGCAGGCGACGGTTGGTTCGGCTGGACATGGTCCGTTCAAGACCATCCAGCACGGTGTCGATACGGCATCGAAGCTAAATGCCAATGGCTATACTATTACAATTCATGTTGCCGATTGGGCGACTGCCTACGCATTGTTTAACGTAACCAATGTGACCAATGGCGGGTTGGTGGTTGTCGGCAATGATACGACGCCAGCCAATTGCGTGATAACAGCTGCAGTCAGTGGCGGCTGTGTCAATGCGCGTGGCGTTGGCGTGGGTGTGACAGTACATGGTTTTAGAGTCACTAATTCTGTAGGCAGTGGTTTGCTTAGTCAGGCAGCAGCCAATATCAATTTTTATAATATGGAGTTTGCGTTCTGCGCGGGAGCGCACCTGTCCGGCGATGAGGGCAATCTTTCCTGCTACGGCAATTATAAAATCATCGGCAACGCGGCCTATCACGCCGTCATCCAGTACGGCACGTTTGTCATCTCGCCTTCGACGCCAAACGTCATCACGATTGTCGGTAGCGTCGGTATCGGCACGGCCTTCGTATACGCGACCGGTATCGGTTTCATTCGCGGCGGCTCATCGATCACGACATTCGCGAATCCGGCTGGCATTATCGGTGGAGCAAAATTTAGCGTCAGCACAAATGCCGTCATTGATACCGGAGGTTCTGGCGTCAATTGGTATCCCGGCTCAAATCCGGGTGTCTATGCATCAGGAGGCCAATATGTTTGATGCTAATAGTTGGTATTGGCTTGCGAGCGACAATCGGGTCTTCGACAGCGCGAACCAAGTCATCGTCAACAACACGGATGCTGGCTATACGGCATGGGTCGCTGCTGGAAATTTTCCGACTGTTTGGCCGAGCGACGGTGCGGGCAATCAAACCGATGCGGCGTTGCAGGATGCGGTTACACCTTACGGCATGTTCGTCGATTTAAATTATTATACTGCCGATGCGCGTTATCGCAAGGAAGTCGGCGGCATCACTGTCAGTGGCGTGGCGCTGCGGACAGATCGCACTTCGCAATCGCAGCGTGATGCGGCTCATACTTATCTGAGCTTGGCGACAGCCGGAACGACGATAGCTTGGAAAAACGCAGATGGTAGTTTTGCCACTTTAACTGCGGCTCAATTGGCTACGCAGATGCAGGCAACCGCTGGCTTTGTGCAGGATTGTTTTACTTGCGAAAACACTACGCTTGCCAGCATCACAGGCGGCACCATCACGACTCGCGCTCAAGTCGATTCAGCCTTTGCAGCGATATCAACGGTTCGATAACGATGTCCATCGTCAACATCACCGTAAACAACGATGCAGATTTCTACTGTGTATTTCAGTATCAGACTGTCAGTGCCGTTCCGATCGATATTACTGGAGCTTCGATGGTGATGATGTTGCGTCGTAATGCCAGCGATGTGACTGCTGAATTGCGACTTGGTACCGATACTGGTGAAATTGTGCTGGTTGATCCGGTCAATGGACTGTTCAGTATCAGGATCATGCAAGTGATATTAGAACAATTAGGTCTTGGTAATTACGATCATTCGAATGTCATGACTTCTGGTGGCTACAAGACCAGCATCTGGACCGGCACGTTCACCAATAATCCGGGTGCGTCACGATGACTTTTGTTGAAGTCATCAACGGTCCAGCTACGACCGCAACAGATGGGCAAGCACCTGTCGTCGTGGTGGCGCAGGATAGCGTTGAAACCATCTTTGTCAGTGATCAAGGCCCTCCCGGCCCTCCCGGTCCAGCGGGGCCACCGTCGTATGTTCCCGGTCCTCCCGGTCCTCCCGGTCAGACTGTTCGCTATGGCACGACACCACCTAATGCCAGCATCGGCAATGACGGTGATTTCTATATCAATACCACTACCCATTTTATGTATGGTCCGAAAGCTGGTGGCGTTTGGCCTGCTGGCGTCTCGCTGATCGGACCACAAGGACCGCAAGGGACACAAGGCGTTCAAGGTCCAGTTGGTCCAGTTGGTCCTGCGTCTACATTGCCGGGACCGCAAGGACCGCAAGGACCGCAAGGTGCGCAAGGTCCGCAGGGACCGGTGGGTGCGCAAGGCACGGCTGGAAATACCGTGTTGTATGGCGCATCCGATCCGGTTGCCGGGACAGGCATTGACGGCAATTTCTATATCAATACCACCACGAATTTTATGTTTGGTCCGAAAGCCGCTGGTGCTTGGCCCGCTGGTACCTCGTTGATTGGACCGACTGGGCCGCAAGGTCCGTCAGGCACGACTACAGCTTATATTCAAGACACGCCGCCAGCCGGTGCTGCGGACAACACGCTATGGTGGGAGAGCGATACTGGTGTACTTTATGTCCGCTATAATGATGGTGACAGCACGCAGTGGGTGATCGCGGCACCGATGCCCGACATCAGTGGGCTCGTGCAAAAGAGTGGCGATACCATGAGCGGTCCACTGACGTTGGCCGCCGATCCTGCGTCAGCATTACAAGCTTCGACCAAGCAATACGTCGATGCTGCTATCGCTTCTAGTGTCGGATATCGTTCGGGCTGCGGCCGGTTGACATTTGTCTCCACCACACAGCTCAAGTTCGTGCCATTCAAGGGAGATCAGATAAAAATTGCTGGGGTTTGGTACAGCATTCCGAGTGCCGGAATTACAGCGACCGCCACGTCGGCGCGCATTAATGGCACGCCCGGTCAGGCTTTGGTATCCGGTACGACTTACCTCGTTACTATGGGTTTTATTTCTGGCGCGCTTGACATCGATTTTTTGACGACTGTAACCCACGCGGCGGACACCACTGCTGGCAACGTCGGCACCGAGATCGCAACTGGTAACCCGTCAAGATCGGTGATCGGGTTGGTCTATGCAACTACTGGCCCGGCGTTCGCTGATTTCTGGATGCTGTCGTGGTTCAACCGCCGCAAAAAACAGCAAACTGGCACCGTTAGCGGAGGTATTTCGCAGGGAACATTCGCTCCGGTTACGCAGCTCAATATTTATTTCTTGTGCTGGTTCGACGAAATACCGCTGTGCAGTTATATTTGTTCGAGCACTAACCCGGTCATCACCAATCATTCCTGCGGCCACTACCTTGACAACGCTAACGTCATGGTCAACTCAACTACAAGCATTCCCGTCGCTAGCTACAACATCACCCAAAGCAGTACCTTTGCACTTACAGTTACGGAGGCTTTGCATATTTACTGCATGGGCTTCGCGTGCGGTGGTACGGCAACTATCACAGCAGAGACTCAAGTGGTCGTTGAGGGCTGAAGATAATGGGCATGAATTTCCCCAATGCGCCGACGACCAATCAGCTTTACCCGCAGCCAGCGGTCGCGGGCCAGCCGGTTTATCGCTGGGATGGCCAGAAGTGGGTGACGCAGGGTGCTGCTCCGACCAAGACGCCAGTATACATCGACGGCTCGACACCAATGGCTGCGCAACTCAAGTTGTTCGGCTCGCCACCGGTCGCCACGAACGACGCAGTGCCAAAGTCCTATGTCGATGGGTTGGCTGTACGTTACGACCAAGCGCAGGGATTAACGTCTGCGCAGCAGACGCAGGCTCGCGCCAACATCGGCGTGACGCAAAAGAATTATCTGATCAACGGTTCGATGCAGATAAGCCAAGAGAACGGCGCGACCGCTGGCTCGGTCAATGGCTACTATGCAGCCGACCAGTGGATGTTGAATTACATCCTATCAGCTGGTTCTGTCACGTTCGCCCAGAACGCAACGATAACGCCGTCAGGATCGCCGAAACGCTTGCGGCTGACAGTAACTGGTGTAAACGCGGCACCGGCTGCGGGCGATTATTTGATTATCGTTCACAAGCTGGAGGGCTTGCGCATTGCCGATCTTGCATTCGGTACATCGGCTGCGAGTGCGATCACGCTTCAGTTTGGTGTTCGTGTTCCTGCTGGCACCTATAGCGTTGAGTTTTCAAATGGCGTTAACGCAAACAGGGTTTACATTGCGTCATTCACTATTTCTGCTGGGCAAGCGAACATCGACACCATCGTCTCGCTCACCATTCCCGGCGATACGGCTGGAACATGGGCGGCGGATAACACTGCAAGTTTCTACCTTTACTGGTCGGTGATGTGTGGCAGTACTAACCAAGCCGCCGCTGGTGGTTGGTATAGTGGTTCTGCAATCGGCGTGACCGGACAATCCAATTTGATGGCGGTCAACGGGCAGATTTTCGATTTGTTCGATGTTGGTCTCTATAAGGGCACGGCCGCGCCGTCGTTTCAGGTGCTGGATTATTCGGAGTCGTTGCGCAATTGTCAGCGCTACTATGCAAAATTTTCCATATTAGATTTGTATGTAGCGGACGTGGCAAGCTATTCAATGGACATCACGCATCTGTATCCGGTCACCATGCGAGCTTCGCCAACGTTAAGCGGCGCGGCATCCTCAACATCAAATCTTTCAGGATTCAATTTTATCTCTAACGACAATACCAGTATGTATTTGAACATGAGCGGCGCAGCCGGTCCTGCCAATACATCTTGGCAAGGAACGATCACTGCGAACGCGAGGATGTGATGATGAGCGAATATCGCCTCACCGAAACTGATGCGACGGTGATCCGCACCTCCGACGAGGCGTACATCCCCAACGATCCGGCCAATGCTGACTGGGTGGAGTATCAGGCATGGCTCGATGCAGGCGGCGTGCCTGATCCGTATGTGCCGCCATCTCAACCAGAGCCAGAGCCGATCCCCGGCGACGTGGCCAATCAGCGCCTCGATACTGGCGTCAATGCAGCGGTGGACACCTATGACCTGTTCACGCCTGTGCCTGCACAACAAGGTCAGGGCGAGCTTAGTGTCGAGGAGCGTTTGCTGCGGCTCGAAAAAAGTCTCAAGGCCATGTGCGATGGACACATGGCATATCTGAAAGAGCCGACACTATTTCGGAAATAGAACCGGGACAATTCCCGAACTTGGCTTCGCTTCGGCGGGGTCTCCTTTTGGAAAGCGTAATCTCTGATGATCCTGCGCGTAGCAAGCACCATCGTTCATGATCTTCGCACACAGCCAGCACTGCTCGCGCTTATCGTCATCAATGTATTATTTCTGATCGGTGGCGTTTATGTACTGCATGATCGTGCCACGAGCAACGAGCGCAAGGATGCGCTGATCGCATCGCTGGTTGAGCGATGCACACAACCAGCCAAGAAAGGTGACCGCGAATGAACATTGTGATCTCATCTGGTCACGGCCTGAAGGTGCGCGGCGCAAGCGGATATCTGGATGAAGTTGATGAAGCGCGCATGGTAGTTGAAACCGTCGCCGATCTATTGCTGAAGAATGGCGTCGGCGTGAAAACTTTCCATGACGATATCTCGACCACGCAGAGCGAGAACCTTGAGACCATCGTGGATTACCATAACGAGCAGGACCGTGATCTCGATGTTTCCGTGCATTTCAACGCCTATGAGACGACGACAAAGCCAATGGGTTGTGAAGTGCTTTATGTCACTCAAGATGGATTGGCCGCGACGCTGTCGGAAGCTATTTCGAATGCTGGGGACT